CAGTGAATCCTGTTTTCTTCTTGTAGGAAATGTAAGCGTTTGCGCTAGTGAACTTGGTTTTTAGATACTCAGGAAGCCAAGCCCACACCGCGCTTTGTTGCTGGCGGATAGACACCTCGGATGTTTGTGCGAAGCAGAATATCTCGGAGTTGGGATTCTCCACGGCAGCACGGACAACGGAGAACGCACCCCATTGAGTTTTTCCGCTCCGGTTCCCGCCTAGTGCTAGGATTTCGTTTACTTCGTGAAGCTGCTCCTCCGCTTTCGTCCAGTGGGGCAGTCGAAAACCATACTCATACGGGTCTTTCTCAGCATTCTCAATCGCTTCGTGGTAGATACGATGGATGGACAACACCTCTTCCGGTGTCATCTCGATTAGCTCCTCGTCCGTTGGTGGAGTGAGGATTTGATGCGGTCTCCAAATCATACGACTTCTGCTTCGATTACCTTGCCCTTGGCGATACGTGACCTTGCTTCATTGATAAGGTTGGCAGCGTCATCTAGGCTTGCGCCCTTGCGATGCTCCACCACGGTAGTCGCCATTCCGGTAAGTTGTGCCGCTTTATCTGTCAAAATACCAACCGTGATTGCCAGCTTCTCAGGGGAAATCTTGGCAAGGCTGTCAGGGTCGTCAAATAGCTGCGTAGCGCGTTCAAACAGCAAATCGGTGTATTCCTGCGCGGCGATGGCGTAACGCATGGAGAACTCCTTACGCTTCGTTTCTAGGGTGTCGTTATGCCGCCACTCCAACCCACGGATTACATCGCGCCCCATTCCAGTTTTCTTGGAAATCTCGCTTATCCTTGCGCCCTGAGATAAAAGGAACAACGCCAACGCTGCCTTGTGGGGAGCGTAATGCTCGACGTTATTACGGGAGAGAGATTTGGCACGTTCGCGCACCTCAAGGAACCACTCGCTTTTGTCAGGGCGGTCGTCGTAGTAGTTCTCTTTGAACTTCTTTAGTTTTTCGTCACTCATTTTGGTTGGTGCTTAGGATTAAAACCTAGTTTTCTCCCAAGTCCAAGCCTTCTTTTTCTTCAAATTCTCTAACCGCATTTTGAAGTTCAGCAGAAAACTCTGGATCGCTCGATGCTTGGTTTGCTAGTGCCATGATTCCTTGCCTTGTCGCAAATGCCCCTTTGAACATTTTAACGTAAGCATCATTTACTTCACCAGGTAAAGCGTTTCTAGCAAGAGCAGATTTCAACCCGTATCTTTCACTTCCGGTTGAAAGCATTGCGGCTAGATAGCGATTTTTTGCACGGGAAAGAATTGGGGTAATTGGAAGAACATAAGAACTGCCCCCAGAACCTCCCAATATCCTAGCATTAGCTCCTTTTGCCGCAATATCAGCTATTGTGTTTCCTTCATAAACCTTGGCTAAGTCGTAGATAAACTGAGCGTCTTTCTGTCCAAGAACAGTTTCCAACTTTTGAGCAAATTGAGACTTTCCTGTTGGAGATTCCCAATCAGCAAGAAACTTTTTAGCGTCAAACAAAGGAGTGTATGGCGCAGCAGCAGAAGGAACCCCACCAGGGTATTCATCAAGTAGGTTTCGCATGAAATCACCCTTGAATAAATTTCTTGATTCTAAAGACAACTGGCTAAGTTTTGCCATTGTTGTTTTAGTTTGACCAATAGTGCTTGATTTAGAAAGTATTGATTTGGAAAGCAAATCAGGATCAATGTTTTCAAAGTTTCCACTACTTGCAGCCTTGAAAATTGACGATTGAACCAATGCTTGTTCTTGCTTTTCTAATGCGTTTCTTTTGATTATCCCGCTAGCTATTTCGTCTCTAGCGTCTTTACTAAGTGCTGAGGATAATGCGTTTAGATCAGTAAGAGTCATCTCTGGCACACTCGCAGACTTAAGAACTCTTAGTTTTTCGTTCAAGCTATCCAGTCCCCTAGCTGCGGCTGCTGCTTTATTACCATACAAAGAATCAAGCATCCCTTGGTCATAATTCAACAATGGAACACCTTTCTTGCTTCCCATGCCAAGATCGTTAAGATATTGAAGGCGCATCATTCCTTGAAGATTGTTAGCAATTCCAGCCTTTGTAGGATCAGCTGCCTCAAGTTCCCTAGCGGCTTGCAAAACCCTGTTGATTTTAGCAGGGTCGCCCATAACCGAGCTAACAATTTGCCTTGGAGTTGCAGACGCTTCTCCTCCTGCCTCTCTCAAGATTCCTCCAAGAGTGTTTTTTTCAAATGCTCCCCTTGCTTGAACTAGTTCAGTTGCTTTTTGAAACTCGTCACCAAGGTTTCTAACAGTTCCATCTGGCATGGTCGCGTTGAACTTGCTGTAAACATTTCTTCTTAGTTCTGATAATTCTTTGGAAATGCCAGCCCCAAACACATCTTTCGTTGTCCCCCCAACTGCATTATCTGGACGAGCATCGTTAAATGCCCTGATGTAAGCATCAAATGCTTTGAAATCTAAAGGTTTATTTATGCTTTCAAGCCTTTGAATCTCAGCAGCTAAATCTTGCCTTTGTCCTTGAGTCTTGGCTTTTTTTAGCTTTGCTTGAGCAGTAGCAATTAAGGCGGGAGCATCTCTTACTTGTTTCAGTCTGTTTTCAACGCCTTTTACAGCAGCTTCATCAAATGCTCCTCCAACATTTATTCTGTTTTTGATTGTTGGAAGAATGTTAAGCAAGTCTTTTGCTGATATTTGAAAGCCAGCTTGATTGGCTACATCTGCCAATACATCATATTGCTCGCTTGTTGACTTAATTGCTTGTCCTTCCGCAGCTTCGATATTGGTTCTTAGAATGTTCCCAAGATCATCCACATTTGTTTTGGTTCTTGGCTTGAGTATTTTGTTTACCGCATCTTCGATAACAAGTGCGCTTTTGTTGTTGGCTCTAGCAATACTATTGGAAAGCGCAAGCCGTTGTTTTTCTTGATTTACAGCAATGGCACTAAAGTCATTAGGAGTAGCAGGAACGCCTTTCTTAACTCCTTCAAAAAGAGTGCGGATGCTTTCTTGCGCCTTCCTCATGTTTGCCGCAATGCCAGCTTTGGGAAACTGACCGCTTAACTCTTGCGCTGCTTCAAGGCCTTGTTGTCCAAATTGCGCTCCGGCAGGAACAGCCGTTTCAGGAAGCCCCAGCCTTTTAACAGAATCCTGATAAGTCTTTAGAAACTCATTCTGAAAATTACTTGGCATTCTAGCGGCGATTACTGCGGATGGGACTACATCCACTCCCAATCCAAGTGCAGTCCCAATACCCGCTTGCAACCCGCGCCGACTAACATCCTCTCCAAATTGTTGAGGCATCCCAAGCGCAGCCCGTGTTATGGCATCAGCAGCAGTCCCAAGCACGGCTTCTGTTCCGCCAGCAGCAAGAGTTGCGGTGACTGGGCTTCTTGTGCCTATTGCGGTTCCTATTCCAGCAGCGGCAGAGCCAATAGCAATCGGAGCTTCAACAGCAAGCATTCCAGCCGTTCCAGCAACACCTTTGTCGAGCGTTGTGAAACTTGTGCCGTCTGGGTTCTTTATCAGATACTCAGTTCGTCCTGCAATATCAATTGGTGCAATGCTTGCATTTGGATAAGTTCTTTTAAGATACTCAAACTCCCCTTCAGGAGTTGGCAATGCTCCAACGCCAGCACGAACGCCAGCAGGAAGCTGTTCGGCAGACATCCCACCTTGACCGACTGGAGCGTTGTAAAGTTGACCTGCAAGCTCACGTTTTCTTTGCGTTTGCTCTTGTCTAGTCGGAAGATCACTTTGATTCCTAGTAGTGTTAGGAGCGTTAGGCATCAACCCGTATGGAGAATACCCCCTTGGTGGTGGAGAAACATATGGTTGCCTAAGCTCCTCTCCTAGTTTGCTAATGCGTTCCTGTTCTGGCTTGGCTTCTTGCTCTTGAAGTGAAGTGTATTGTCCCTGAAGAAACTCTTCTCGATCTTTAACTATTCTGAGCTTACCAATTAAAGATTGATACTTTTCTTTATCGCCAGAAGCTTTCGCGTCACGAAGATTCTGAGCAATAATCTTGTTTGTCTGAGAAATTTTTGAAAACTCAGCTTCAATATCTGTTTTAGATAACTCACTCATTCAAAAATTCATTGTAAATATCTTGTGACTGACTCCCCACTGAACTAGCTGGAGCTTCAAAAATTGTAGATTTGCTTAACAGTTTCTTGTTGAGTCTTGTCCAATCATACGACTTGCCTTCAACGCCATTAGCATTTACCCGTGCAATTTGCCTGTTCCTAATGTAATCGTTAACGTAGTTATCGTATGCTGCTTGATCTATTTTCTTCTCATCAAGAAGTTTTATTACGTCATCCGGAGTTCCATTAGTCGCTTCAAACGCATTAAGAAGATTCAAGCTGAGGGACTTAGCTAGCGTATCTTTCTTTGCATTTGCTTTGAGCGGAGAGAATCGACCTTCAAATCTTGGCCATTCTTTTTCAGTCATGCTTCCCGCTGCTCCGCCAGTTGGGGAACTTGCTCTTAGTTGGCTCATTTTTGCAAAAGAATTTTCTCCATTGATTCTTTCAAAAAACGATTCTAGTTCTCCAACTTCTGATGCTGGCAAAGCCTTAGCTAACAATGAATTGCCAGCTGCAAATAATGGGTTGTTTGTTCCAGCAACGTCAAGCCTTCCAAAAGCCTCTTCCGTATTTGCTTGATTAAGCCTAAAAGACTCACCTTTCATTTGCTCTTGAGCTTTGGCTACTCCTTCTGCTTTTGAACCTGCTCCAGAACCTTCAATAATTTCAAGCTGACCAGTTTCTGGGTTGAATTTTGTAATTCTTCCTCCAGTTTGACCTGGATACGCCTTAAACTCTCCAGTTTTAGTGTTGCGTTGACCAACAAGCCCTCCAGCTTCTACATTTTGCTCGTAGGTTTCTTCTGTTTTCTGTTCGCCCGTAATGTAACGAGGCTTGAGCGCGGTTTGATTAGCAGCTTCTATTGCCGGTAAGTCGCTGTTGTCGCCGCTTCGTGTTCCAAGCAAAGGATTAGAACCTAAGTTTGCAGCAGATTCAATCTGGCTTGGCGAAATAAATGGAGCAGGACGGGCAACATTAAGATTTGTTGGGAAACCGCTACCTTGCATGTTTCCTGTTAAGCTATTTGCATAATCAATGGCATCGGACGCACCTTCTTCCGGCAAAGATGCAAAAGGAGTGGTTATGCTGCCTTGATCGTCAGAAAAAGTAGAAGTTCCAGACCAGACTTCTGGTGGAAGTCCTTCTCCAAAAGCGGCTAAGTCAAAAATTGGGAGTTTTGTTTTAGGGTCATAATCTAACCCATCATTGCCTTTAAGGACATAGATGTCACCTTTATCTGTTTTCTTCAATTCAGACCCAGTAAACGCTGGCAGTGGTGGCGCATTATCAGCCATGAATTGAGCTTCACGGATACCAAGCTCTCTTTCTTTGAATCCAACATCTTGACGGTTGCGAACCTCATTGATACCAAGGTTAAGAATATCAGCAATAGCGTCTGCTTCCGCAGTCCTTTGGCTGAGTGGCAATTCCCTGTCATTTAAGATATTCAAAGAACCTTGAATTGTTGGCTGGAGTCCAGGAATCAAATCTCCAATGGCTTTGGCTACGCTTAAAGACTTCTGAACTTTCTTTTCATCTTCGGCTTGCTTCTTGAAATAATCTCCAACTTCAGCAATAGCCCCGCCAATGTTTGCCCCAAGGTTAGCCACCCCCTGAGCTTGCGTAGCAGCAGCATTAGCCATCCCGCTGTAATCCAGCTTGAATGACTCAGGGTTGATCCCCGAACCTAGCATCTGTCCTCTTCCGTAAGTCGCCATATTGTTGATTTTTACTTAAATAATGA